CAGATTGCGGCTAACTCTGAGGCGCAGGCCAAGGACATGCTGCGTATTGCGAATGCTCTGTTCAACCGTGAGGCACGCGAATACTACGGGATTGACTGCGGGGAGACGCGGACGATTCTGAAAGACGGTGGACGTGTCGAGTTGTTGACCGCTTCTGAGAAATCTTCTGAGGGTGACGCGGCAACGTTTATTGCGTTGAACGAGTCGCACCACATGACGGAATCGTCGGGCGGGCATCGGATCGCTGAGGTTGCTCGACGGAATGTGGGGAAGTCGCCGGCTGCGTTGCAGGCCCGTCTGTGCGAGTTCACGAATGCACATCGGATGGGTGCCGATTCTGTTGCCGAGCGGACATTCAACGCGTGGCAGGCGCAGGTGTCCGGGCGGTCTCCGCGGCAGGACATCCTGTACGACTCGATTGAGGCCAACCCGGCGACACGGTTGCATGTCCCCGAGGAACTTGTGGCTGCTATTGAAGCGGCATATTCCGATTCTCCGTGGTCGGATCTTGAACGTATCCACGATGAAGTTTTGGACCCGCGAACGTCGCCTGGTGATTCGATCCGCTACTACTTGAACGGGTTGGCGGCAGCGGAGGATGCGTGGGTTGATCCTCGATCGTTTGATGCTCTCGCGGATATGGATTTGAGTCTCGAGACCGGCGATCAGATTGCCATGTTCCTGGACTGTTCAAAGTCTGAGGATGCTACCGGTTTGGTTGCGTGTCGACTCGGCGACGGGGCCGTGTTTGTTCTGGGGGTGTGGCAGAAGCCGCATGGCGACCGGGGCAAGAATTGGTTGGCCCCGCGTGAGGACGTTGATGGTGTTGTGCGGAGAGTGTTCGCGGAACAACGTGTCGTCTGGTTCGGTGTTGATCCGTCTCCCGCAACAGACGATCAGGACGAGTCGTTGTACTGGCGTTCGTTTATTGACGCGTGGCATCGGGACTTTCGGGACAAAGTGAAGGTGTGGGCGACTCCCGGCCCGCAGGGCAACTCGATCATGTTCGACATGCGAATGTCACAACGTGGCGGGGCGCTCCGTAACCAGCTTTTCACCGAAGTTGCGATGCTCACCGTTCGTGAGATTGATGAAGACGCAGCGTTCAAACACGACGGCCATTCGGCGCTGCGTGTCCATACTCACAACGCTAAACGTAGGCCGAACCAGTGGGGGTACACCTTGGGTAAGGCTTCTCGGGATTCGCACCAGTTAGTCGACTTGGCGGTGTGCATGGTTGGAGCTCGCATGGGTCGCGGTCTGGTTCTCAATAGCGGCAAGGTTCGTTCGGGCGACCGACCTAAGAGGAAAGTGACGGTGTTCTGATGCCGGCACCTCAAATCGGTCAGCTTGGTTTGACGGAGCAGAAGACGCTTGATGTGTTGTGGGCTCAGTGGGAGGCGAAACTTCCCAGGAACCTGCTGCGGACGGTGTATTACGACTCCAAGAATCCTTTGAAGGATTTGGGCATTTCGATTCCGCCGCAGATGACGCGGATTGAGACGGCTCTGGGGTGGCCCGCTAAGGGCGTGAATACCTTGGCGCGTCGATGCAACTTTGATGGGTTTGTGGTTGCTGGTGCCGAGGCGGACCCGTTCGACATCAACACGGTGTTGGTGGACAACAACATGGATGTGGAGATCCCGCAGGGGATCACATCGGCCCTGATTCATGCGACAGCGTTCCTGACGACGACACGGGGCGATGTGCAGTCGGGCGAACCGGATGTGTTGCAGACGATGCGTTCCGCTGTGTACGGGACCGGTATTTGGGATTCTCGGAAACGTGGTCTGTCGTCGTTCTTGGCGATCACGGGCACGGATGACGACTCGAACATTTCCGACTTCATCATGTATTTGCCGGCACAGATTTTCACGTTCACGAAGCCCACCCCATCGTCGGCTTGGCGCGTTTTTTTGCAAAAGAACACCGTGGGTCGGGTTACCGTTCAACCGCTGCCGTATCAGCCGGAGCTTTCACGCCCGTTCGGGCATTCGCGGATTTCGCGCACGGTGATGTCGTTGACGGATCAGATGATCCGCGCGATGTTGCGGGCTGAGGTTTCTGCGGAGTTCTATTCGTCGCCGCAACGGTATCTGTTGGGTGCGGACGAAACAGCGTTCCAGGACGCATCGGGCATTGCCGTGTCGAAGTGGCAGGCGGTCATGGGCCGGTTCTTGGCTATCGGTGTTGACGAGGATGAGGACCCGTCGAAGATGCAGATTGGGCAGTTCCCGCAGATGACGATGGAACCCCATCTGCGGCATCAGGAGAAGATTGCCCAGAACTTCGCATCAGATCAGAACTTGCCGGTGTCGAGTCTGGGGATTGTGACTGATAACCCGGCGTCGGCTGAGGCGATCTATGCGGCGAAGGAAGAGCTGGTTGTGGAGGCCGAGGGGGCGAACCGTGTTTTCGGTTCGTCGCTGGTGCGTGCGGCGTGGGATGCAGTTATGGTCCGTGATGGTTTGACGGCTGTGCCGGATGAGTTGAAGCGGTTGCGGGCGAAGTTCCGTGACCCGGCTACCCCGTCGAAGTCGTCGGCGTCTGATGCGGTGGCGAAGCAGGTTGGCATTCTTCCGTGGATGGCCGACAGTGATGTGACGCTCGAGCAGTTGGGTTACGACGAGACCGACATTGAGCGGTTGTCTGTGGACAGGGATCGGGCTCAGGCGGGGAACCGTCTAGCGGAGTTGGTTTCGGTGGCGCAGCAGGTTCGGGCGAATGGTAACGTCAGCGCAACTGGCTAGGTTTCGGGCGAACAACGCCGAGCTGGTGTCGCTGGCGCAGGACACGCTTGCCGGGTTCTGGGGTTCTCTTGATACTGCGGGGAACCCGCTGGATGTGAAGAGGGCCCTGTTGGGGTTCTTCCCGGAGCTGGTGACGTCTTATGGGGATGCTGCCGCTCTGCTGGCGGTGGATTTCTACGACGAGACTCGTAACGTTCCGGTGTCGGCGTCCCGGTTTCGCGCGACGCTGGCTAAGCCTCCTGTGCGGGCACAGTCTGAGGCTGTGGCGCGTTGGGGTTTGGGGCCGTTGTTTGATCCGGAACCGCATCCGTTCGCGTCTTTGACTCACCTGTCGGGTGCGTTGCAACGTTTGGTGTTGCAGGCGGGGCGAACGTCGATCATTTCGGCGGCGGGGCGTGATCCGATTCGGACGGGGTTTGCTCGTATCCCGATCGGTGTGACGTGTAAGTGGTGCACGTTGTTGGCTTCGCGCGGGTTCGTGTACTGGTCCGAGGAATCGGCGGGCAGATTCGACAAGTGGCATGACAAGTGCGACTGCGCCGTGGTGGCCGGCACGGACCCGGATTCGCTTCCGGAGGATTACGACCTGACGTTGTACGAGAACGCCTACGCCAACGGCGAAGGTATCGGACGTCCCGACTAAAAGACTTCCCCATTCGGGGATTACGCCTACATGCAGCGGTCAATGCGTGGTGCTAGGAGACAAAGCAATGAGCGACGTCGAAGAGACGGATAAGGCGGACAAGGCAGGGTTCACGCCTCCTGCAAGCCAGGAAGACCTCAACCGGATTATTGACGAACGACTCAAGCGTGAGCGGGAGAAGTTCAAGGATTACCCGGATCTCAAGAAGAAGGCCGATGACCTCGACAAGATCGAGGCGGCTAACGCAACCGAACTCGAGAAGGCGAACGCTCGCGCGGACGCCGCCGAGAAACTGGTGGCGGAACTTGAGCCTGAGATCCTTCGCTGGAAGACCATCGCACAGAACGAGATCCCCCCGGACTACCAAGACTTCATCGTCGGTAAGTCCGAGGAAGACCTTGCCGCTGTTGTCGAGAAGGTGAAAACGCTCATTCCCGCCCCCGAAGACCATGAACCCGTGCGCGAGCTCGTGGTCGCTGGTGAGGGCAAGTCTCCTGCCGCAGTCGGCGCTGATCCTTTGGCGGCGATGTTGACCCAGGCCGTCAGTTAGACGGTCTCCGTTCTATGTAGGAGTTCATCATGGCGATTACCGCCCCCACGAAGCTGTCTGATTTCAGCGGCTTCCTTTCCCCGGCCGAGTCTGCGCCGATCTTCGATGACGCTGTGCGTCAGTCGGCGGTCCAGCAGTTGTCGCGCCGTATCCCGCTCGGCATTTCCGGGCAGAGCATCCCCTATGTCTCGTCTCGCCCTACGGCGAACTGGACTGCTGAGGGTGTCGCCAAGCACAAGACCGCGCTCGGTCTCGAGCTGGCGAACATGGTTCCCAAGAAGCTGACTGCGATTGCGGTTGCTTCGACGGAAGTTATCCGCGCCAACCCTGGCTCGTACTCGCAGATTCTGCGACGTGAACTGTCTGGTGCGTTCGCTGCCGCGTTCGATTACGCCGCCCTGTATGACATCGGTGGCGACGGGACCGGTTCGGGTCCGTTCGACCACTACATCGATGAGACCACGAAGCGTGTCGAGCTCGGCACGAGCACTCAGGAGGACGGTGGTATTCACGCGGATATCGTCGCCGGCCTGTCGCTGCTTGTGAACGATGGCAAGAAACTGCGTGGGTTCGCGTTCGATGATGTTGTGGAGCCGGTGTTTCTGACGTCGGTGGACACCACTGGTCGTCCGATCTACATCGATACCCCGCTGGATGACACGACTGCTGCGGTGACTCCTGGTCGCCTGATTGGTCGCCCGTCGTTCATGGGTGAGGGTGTCGGCAATGGTGACACTGTCGGTTTCGGTGGCGACTGGTCGAAGACTGCGTGGGGTGTCGTTGGTGGCATCGCGTTCCGCACTTCGACTGAGGCGACAGTGACGATCAACGGGGAAATGGTCTCGCTGTTCGAGAACAACCTTGTTGCGGTGCTGGCTGAGGCCGAGTACGGCTGGGTCATCGCTGACGGTGACGCGTTCGTCGCTTA